GGAATCATCATTTATTATAGTATTTTTACCATATGATAATTCAGGTTTCAATATAATATTACATGTAAATAAATCAGTATTAAATTTAAATATACAAGTAGTGATATTATTAACATCATCATAATTTGTTAAATTCATTATACCATTTTCATAATTAATGAAATTTACATTTAAGTTTGATGCATTATAACTAATTTCTAAATTAGAATGAAATGTTTTATAATTAATATCACTATTAAGAATTACAGTAGATTTAAATAAGAAGTTAGGATCTATTTTATTATCATTTAAAATTGGGTTGAAATTATTATCAATATCTGGGAAATAAGAAATACCATAATTGTAAGTTACAAAATATTCTTTATCATCATTGTTCCAATTTGATGATAATGTTGTTAAAATTAAATTTTCAGGAGATATATTTACTAAACTATCTAAAACATATCCTGATGTATATCTGCTTGTAATAGCCATAGCAGGAGTATTGTAATCAGTATTTATCACGAATGATTCATCTAATTTTTCACTGTTGAACCCAAAACGCGCACCTTTTCTAATATTATTGCCATCAAACGCATCAATTATAAATACATTAGAAGATTCTGGTTCATTAAAAGTACTTTTATTTGCTACATCAATGCAAAATCTATAATTGTTCTCAAAACTTGAACCAGATAATGTATGATAAATATTACAAGTGCCACCTGTATATAAAAGATTAATAGCAGGAGAAAAATGGCTGTTTGTTACTTGAATACCATATTTATTAATATCATCAATGTGGAAAGCAACATTGCTATTATTATTAAAATTATTACCTATACCAATATGAGTTGATGAACCTAAGAAATTTCCATTATCATCAATGTTATTTTTAAAATTATAGAATTTTTTATAATAACCATCATGTAAGAAACTCATATCAAATCTGGTATGTTTGTCATCATCACTTGATAAGTTAAATTTAATTAAATTTTTAATATTATTTTCTTTTTCATAATCATCATCAGCAATTAACAAATTACAATTATATATTGCTAATTCCAAACTTGACGAACATTCTATTTTATTATCTGAATAAGTTATAAATTTAGCAGCTGCCAAATTAGAATTATCTTGTTTAACAATTATTGGAATAGATTTTTTTTCTATTGGATCGACGATTACACTTCTATTTGGAGTATAAAGTATATTAAATCCTGTATATCTGATATCATTATTTACACTTGGTAATCCAGATTCATCATCAAGAGCAGGATTCAACGTTTCTATTGTTTCAACAGTCTTTATATATTGTGTTATTTGTGATAATGTTTTCAAATTCGCTAATCTAAAATTATAATTACTACCATATTTATCAATTATATTAATATTACCATGTACATCTAAATCACCATAAATTGACATTGCTGAATTATTATCATCATATGAAACTGTATTTTTATTAACATCAATATGATAATTTGAGTTTGTAGAATTATAATAAAATGACATACCAAATGTTTTTGGTTTTGTATCTTTATCAATGTAACCTATTTGTAAAGGACCTATACGTTGTATATTACGTGTATCAACATCATTAAATGTGTGATTTTTATAAATAAACCATCTTTCGGCATTCCTATCATTTTCTAAATTTCTATCATATTCGCAAATATCTATTCCACTAAAATCAGCATTATTATTTGCACCACCTCCCCGAACTCCACGATATATTCTAATAACTGAATAGTTATTTTCTTCTGTTGTTAAATTTCTAATTTGTAATGGCACAGAAACATTTTCTCCTTTCCATCCAATTGATATTTTTTTATTTGTATAAAAACTATCAGTATTATTTGCAATTTGCAAAGTTTCAATAATTTTATCATTTTGATAATAGTAATCAGCGTTTATGCCTTTTTTAACATTTAAACCTTTCATACTTGATGCATATGATGTTAGATTGTTGTAATTAATGCAAAATTTATCAGTTTGTGAATCATAAATATTAAAAAAGTTTTTAGATTGATAAATAAAACCACGTGTTCTATGCATTTCATTACCAACAGTTAAATAGTAATTATGCGCAGCAACATTTCCTTCAACATCTAATTCATAACCTACGCGTGCAGCATATTTATTGATACTGACTCTTTCTCTGTTAATAGACATTGTTGGTGGAACATTTCTGATATTGGGTAAATAATAGTTACTTGTTAATTCGGATATATCAGTTTCAGGGTAAAAATAAATATTATTTCTTTTTCCAGAAACTTTATTTGTATTCATAATTAAACTATTATCATAATAATCTAATCTAGATAATCTACCAATATTAGCATAATATTCTTTGTTTTCAACAATATTTTTCAATGTTATATCAAAATTATTACTTGTGGTAACATCATCTTTTATAATATTTAATATACCCTCAAACCCTTCTGTATCTGTTAATCCTAATGCTAATTTTCTTGGAAAACTAACATTACAATTAGCATCGAGAGTAGCTATATTACTATGAACATATACAAAAAAGTAATTGCTACCATCTTGACTTCTACTATATGTTCCATATCCAGTTGTTGGGTCATCAATGTCAATAGGTATTATTTTACGATTACCAATATATATATCATCAGCTACCTTTAATTTGTTAATATTAACACTTTGCGAATTGGTGAAATTAACTTCGTTATCAAACTGTACTATACCTGTAAAGTTAGCCACATTATTTACAATTAATGATTTAGTATTAATATTATTATCAACATTAACATCAGTATTAACTTGCAATCTATTTGTAGATAATAGGTCATTTACACCAATATTATTGAAATTATATAAATTTCCTAAAAAATCACCTTCTGATATTTGTGTTGTATTTATAACACTTATACCGGAAGATCTAATATATATATCATCAAGTGCTTTATGACTATTTGTGTAATAATCATACATTAATATTTCATTAAAACAAGAAACTCCATTTACTTGAAACTTTATTTCTGAATCAATAATATCATTGTTTATTATTTCACCGTTATGTAATGTTTTTCTTGTAAAATCTCGGGTACTTGTTCTATTAATACCAATACCTACATTATTATTTTCATCAATAGCTAATGCTGGAAATTGATTGCTATTTGTATATTTTGGCAAAGCATTTGTACCATATAATTCTTCTATATTTGAAGAAGATTTACTAATATGAAATTCTAATGGTGTACCTCTTGTTGTTGATATAATAGCAGGTGAAATATTTGAACCACCAATGATACCAAAAGCAAATTTAGTAGGTTCTTCATCATTATTTGTATCATTTCTTATAGCAACATGCATACTTTTAAATTTATTATTGGCCGTTGATACGATATTAAGAGGATGTGTATTATTATAAGTATCAACATGACCGCCTAATGTAACAAAATTTGGTGTAAAAACATTTTTAATGTAATAATTATAATTATAAACATCTTCGTAACTGGTATTTAAACCTGCTTGGAAAGGCTGATTAGCAGAAATATTATTTGCGTTAATAATAAAATCTCTAATTAAACTACTTGTTAGTGGATCACCATCTAAAATAATATCATTAAGTTCTAAACCAGCCGCTTTAATAACACCAGCACAATAAATGTTTTTGTCTACAAATAGTGAAGTATCAGAATTTAAAAAATTAGAACTTGAATTTCTTGATGTATTAACAGCGACACCATCACTATTAACTAATAAACTCCATTTGGTATTTCTTTGATTATCTTCTTCTGGATAATATGTTTTTTCACCGACTACAAGATACTCGTTTCTGTTTAAATCTAAACCTTCTAAGTTGATAGCATTACCATCTGCATCAACTTGGAATCCAATACCAACAGAATTGAGTTGTATTGTCGGTGCTATACCTTCATTACCAATAAAACTCATTTATTATGTTATTCTATTTAAAAGAAATATACTATTAATATTTATATGTATATCTTTATGTATAAAGATAAAAAATGATATATACATATAACTTATTTTTATTATATAATGAAAAGAATTGACAATATTCATAATAAAACAAAAGAGATTGATAGCGAAAATTTGCCTTATAACAATAAAAATATACTTTTGCATGAAGAAAATCTAAGAAAACTATTTGATGACAATGGATTAAAAGAATTGAAATTTAAGAATATTAATTTGTATCGTGTTGCTTTCGTCCATAAATCATATTGTACAATGAAAAATATAGATTTCAATAAAAGCAATATTAATTGTCCGAGCGATTGCTTACCTTTACAAGATATATCATATGAAAGACTTGAATTTCTTGGTGATTCTTTACTTGGCATGATTGTTGCTAATTATTTATATAGTAGATTTCCTGATCAAAATGAGGGGTTTTTGTCTAAAATAAGAACAAAAATTGTCAATGGTAAAATGTTAGGATATTTATCGGATAAAATTGGTTTTCCTAAATTTGCAATTATATCTAAACAAGTTGAAGAATCTAATGGAAGAAACAATTATAAAATTATGGAGGATATATTTGAAGCATTTATTGGTGCTCTATATTTGGATTTTCAATCTGATGATGATGATGTAATATTGCCATCACATATTAATATATTACCTTCAACCGGAGCAGGATATTATGTTGTAGAATCATGGATAATTTATATAATAGAAAACTATTTAGATTTCAGTGAATTAATAAGAATTAAAAATAATTATAAAGATATGCTTGTCTCACACATGCAACATTATTTACAAGATGTTCCTCAATTCAAAGAGCTAAGTGTTGTTACACGCGATAATTATAAAATATTTACATATTGTGTTAAGGATAGAAATGGCACAACTATCTCAACATCAACTGGAAAAAGTAAAAAAGAGGCTGAAAATAATGCTGCTTTGGAAGCATTAAAATATTATAATATAAATGTAAATGAATATAATGCAAATATATAAGTAATTACAATTATATAATTTTAATTATGAAAATAACACATTTAGTACTTTCTGGTGGAGGTATGAGGGGGGTAATGTATGTGGGAGCTCTAAGATATATATATATTGAAAATCTGCATAAAAATATAACTCATATAGCAGGAACTTCTATCGGTTCTATAATTGGCCTTGCAATAGCATTGAAAATTGATATATATGAAATTGAAAACATTATAATGAAGGGCAATCAAGATACAAAATTATGTAATATTCCTTATAAAAATTGCATTAAAATAGTTACTGAATGTGGTTTGACTGATGTGCATATTTTTTCTAATTATTTAAAAGAATTTGTTAAAATAAAATATCCTGATATTGAAGAAAATATTACTTTTTCTTATTTAGCAAAACGTTTTGGTATAAATTTTTATGTATCAGCAACAAATATTTATACTTGTAAAAATAAAATATTTAGTCTTGAAACAACACCAGATTTATGTGTTTTTAAAGCTTGTTCAGCATCTATGTCTATACCATTATTATTTAAACCAATAAAAATAGATGATGATTATTATTACGATGGAGGATTTACAAATAATTTCCCTATTAATATTTTTGGTAATGTTCCATATGATAATATTTTAGGAATGATATTATATAAAGCTTATTATGATAAGGAAATACCGGATGATAAAATACCACGACCAAAAATAAGTTTTATGTTTTTATCTAAACAAATTATACATTTGTATGAAAAAATTAGAACAAGAGCTGTATTGGGTGAATTAATAGATGTTGATAAGATAGAATATTATTATATTCCGAATAATATTCCAGATATTCCAATTATGAATATTGAAATAAATAAAAAAGGTTTGCGATTAAAATTACCAGAAGAATTATTTAATAATATGATATATTCAGGATTTAAAAGTATGTCAGAATATATTATTGAAAGAAAAAGAAAGTACATAGAAAAAATGAAAAAAATATGCGAAATCACAATTGTAGACTATAATTAATTATAAATGGTTTTTTATTAATTATTTTTTCCTTTGGTTTATATTTTATAAACATATTTTTTGGTGCTGTTATTAAATGAGGTATCATAATTTCATTAATTAAATCTTTCAATTTTTTATTTACATTACTTTTTTTTGAAACAATTGTTTTATCAATTAATATTAACTTATTAAGTAAATAATTTGTGAAATAGGAAACATTATCTGATGGATAATTATCAAAATACGACCATGATTTGGGTAATATTTTTTTATTAGAAAACGCATATATTATTCTTATATAATCTTCCAACATATTTGATGTTATATTATAATCATTATTAATTTTTTTAGCAAATCCGAAATCAAATATCATAATATTATATTTGCAACTTTTTAAATAAAAATTCTCACCATTTATATTATAATGGTAATAACCATCTTCAATTGAATCAATATGATATAAAAAGTTGCCGTAATGACAATCTCCATGAGTATATCCAGTACATTGAAATGTCATAATTGATAACATAACTTGAATAAATACATTATATACTAACATGTCATCACTTACATATGTTTTCAATTTACATATCTGCTTTAAATCACCATGAGCTAATTCATTTAGATTTATATAATAATTATAATTACTTATAATTGGTGGAACTTCACTTGATATATTTTTGCATATTAAAGTTCTATATGTAAAAATAAAGTGTTTGGATAATTTCAATTTAAGTATTTTATCAGTAATATGTTCATTTAAAACTTTTTCAATACTATTTGATGTATTTATTTTCATCAATTTTGTAGCAATAGGATATTTACCTATTACATCTTTAATAGATGTTACAAATATAGAACCATATTTGCTATTTGAACCAATTTGTTTTTCTAAATTTATAATATTATCAATTGTATATCCATTATATACTTTTTTATTTTTATAGAATTTTTTTTTTCGCAAACAACTAATTTCATTTATTTTTGATATTTTACTATATACATACTTAAAATATTTAGCACGATTTTCAATGCTATATTTATTTTTAATATATAAATTTAAAAATGTTTTAACAGTTATTTTATCATAAGATGAAGACCATGATAAAATATCATTACTTAAAATATTTCTTAATTTGCTCGAAGAAATTTTATTAGATATTTTAGATTGAGATAATGTATTTTTTGCATAAGCATTTCCTCCTTTAAAATAGAAACTTCTATGATATTCACTGTTTATATTAGAACATTTAGTCATTTATTCTACTATTAGATAATAAATATATATATTATTATAATAGATTTGATATGGAACCGTATGTTTTTATATTGGACTTAGATGGAACAATTATTGGAGATTGTAGTTATCAATGTGATTTATATAATTTACAAGATATATTAAAGAAAAATATTGGCAACTTTAATAAATCAACAGCAGCATCATTTAATAAAAATAAAGTAGATTGTGAGAAAATATTAAATGAAAGTTACAGTAATGAATCGTTATTAATAAGACCACATTTTACTAAATTTTTTTGTAGTATAAAAAAATTCTATCCTAGTTCATTTATATTTGTTTATACAGCATCTGAAAAAACATGGGCAAATAAAGAAATAGCTATTATTGAAAAGCAAAATAATATAAAATTTAATCGTCCTATTTTTACGCGCGATAATTGCATTGTTGATAAAAATGGCATGATAAAAAAATCTGTTACTAAAATTATGCCTCAATTATTAAAAACTATGAAAGTTAAAAAAGATTATGATATTGCTAAGAGATTATTGATAATTGATAATAATCCTACATTTGTAGATTTTAAAGATAATTTTTTACTTTGCCCAACATATAATTATATTCATTTCAGTAATTTATGGGAAGGTTTACCAGATAAGGAATATTTTAAATGTAAAGAATTAAAAAACTTTGTAATGAAAATGATAGTACAAAAAAAAATGCATAATATTAAACAAACAACAAAACCGGAAAAACAAGAAAAACTTTATAAATGGCTTTATAAAAAGCATAGAAATATTAATAAATATAATTGTAGTTATACAAATGATACATTTTGGAGAGATATTACTTTATTAATAAGGCATCATAATATCAAAGAGTATAACAAAAAAATAATTATGTCAATGCAAAAAAGTATAAAGAATTAGTATTAATTCTAATTAAATGATATATATAAGTTTTGATATAGGTGTTAAAAATTTGGCATTATGTATACTGAGAAAAACTGATAAGATTGAAGTTATCGATTGGAGGATAATTGCATTGGCAGATAGTAAAAAAGAGTTGAAGGGTATTGAAGATATATCTGAACGCGTTTATTATGAAATGGATAATATTATAGGTTTTTTAAAAGAACAAAAAATAAATATAATAGATTATGTTCTTATTGAAAATCAGCCATCTAATTTAAATGGTATTATGAAAACGATACAACATATTATATATAATTATTTTAGTTTAATAAAACATTGGGATAAGGAAGTAGAACATGTTGTATTGGTCAATGCTTCTTTGAAATCAAAAACACATAATTATGAATCTGAAATAAAACCAGATGTAAATGTATGTAACAAAAATGAAAAAAAATTTAGAAGAAGTAAATATATATATAATAAAAAGCTAAGTATTGATATTTGCCAAAATTATATTAAGGACAATCAGAGATTACTTGATATTTTCTTAAATAATAAAAAAAAAGATGATTTAAGTGATGCGTGTTTACAAG